CAGGGAGAGTAAGAGTTACTGTGGCTTCCGCTACAATCTTATCTTTCTTGAAAGAATTAATTTGCTTGTCCTTGGCGAGGCTTTCGTTCACGGCCTTGTTTAGTTCTTCTGTTGACTTGTTATAGTCAGCAACAAGACTTTCGTAAACGTCGAGACGTTCGTCAGGAATTTCAATGTAATGCTCTTGGAATAGATTCTTCAGACCATCAATGAATTCTGTGGTTAGTTCGTTGCGTAGTGTTGATTCGATAGCAACTTCGTTATCTGTCAGCCATTCTTCAACGACGTGACCAAAGTAACTGTCGATGGTTTCCACTAGGTCTTCTGTGATGGTTTCAATCGATTCCTGAAGCTTGGATTCGAACTGCTCTTCCAGCTTGACCATCTCTTCGGTTAGGCGTAGAGTGACGGCGCTTTCGAAAAGTGTTCCCAGCTTGGACTTGAATTCTTCGGTAAGGTCGGATTCACCAAATAGTGTATCCATCTCTTCCTTCTGAAGCTGAACTGATTCCATGGCTGCTGAAGGCTTCATGGCGATAGATGCCTGATTGCCCTTTGACTTGTCACCAAGACCAGCACGATCACCTTCTCCACCGATCTGGGCGAGAATTTCGTCCTGAAGTCCTGCAAGTGATGTAACGTCTAGCTGCCCAAGACTTCCGACGATGGACTTGATCCAGTCGATACGTGTCTTTGGGTTGCCGTCTGCGTCGCCGTTATTGGCGTCTGCTGTCTTATGAGTAGCGATTGTTTTGGCTGCTGCCGAACCTTCGTCTTCGTCTAGTTCGACTTCCTGAACTTCGAAGTCGCCAGTCGCAACCATTTCATCAAGCTCGGCGGAAGTGAATTTTTCTTCCTTTTCGTCTTCCCAGAGGATGGAAAGATTATTCTCATCAATCTGTGAAATCACGCCGTTCAATTTACTCTTGATGTTCGTGATCACATATGCTGTATTGTCTGACATTTAAATCTCCTTGACCTTTATTTTTATTTATTATATCTGGGTTTTTAATCTTGACAAGAAGTTCTCAAACATGATAGTCTTCTTCTCTTCAATCTCTTTTATGGTCATTTTATGGACCTGTTTCTTCAATGCGGCTGAATTTTCCGCCAACCATGTGCCGGTGGATTCATCATAGAACCACTCCACGTTCTCCATGATGCCCTTGATGAAGGCCCCATGCGCGGATGGATCGGAAACCACGTCATTCGCCGTGATCAGCTTGTAATCCGATCCCACGTCATATCCCTGACCATTTTCTTTTAATGATCCAAGACCACGCGAAGACACGCCTAGATTGGCGTCTGATTCAAATAGCCCCTTGACAATGTTGCCGGAAGGTGTGTTGGTTAGCTCGGCCTTACCGTGCCAGTCCTTGCCTTCCTTGTGCATTTCTTTTACAATGTGAGAGACATTTTTTAGATTGATGGTAGGACCATCTGGATGATCCAATTCACCGAAGGCGCGATTGGTGCCGACTTTCTCTTCGATATATTTCTTGACAACAGGATCATGAATCTCTGAGATATAACGACGACGATTTTTATTGAAGGCGTCAAATTCCAGAAAGAGACCATGGAAGTAATGCTTCTTATCGGCACCTGTCCCTTCCGTGATATATTTGGCGTTTTCTTGAATCTCGGCTAAAAATTTCATTTGAATGTTTTCCTTTTAGAAATATTCGACAACATAAAGGCAACCAGCAGCCCCGGCCCCACCGGCCCCAGCCGTTCCACCAGTCTGAGCAGTTGCACCCCCACCACCAGCACCGGCATAAAGTCCACCAGCGCCACCGGCCCCAGCCGCAGTTAGATGTGATCCACCACCACCACCGCCGCCACCACCAAGTAATAGATTAAGGGGAAGAGTCAGAGATGAAGCAGCCGATCCAGCCCCGCCAGCAACACCAGTTGTTCCGCCAGCACCGAATGTCCAGTTACTTCCAAATAATGCAGTACCGCCATTACCACCGGAATTTGTTCCGTTAGAAGCAGTAAAGCCGCCACCAGCACCACCCGAGGCACCAGTTGACGCTGCTACAATGGCACCACCACCGCCGCCACCGCCGCCACCAAACCCATAGACATCAACTTTAACCATGCCGGGAGTTGGGGTATAAGTTCCATTGGCTGTGAACTGGATTATATTTGTGCGGGTTACTGGACCGTTGTTAATATCACCCGACATTAGTAAACTTCCTTCGTCGCGATAGTAGCCGTCAGGGTTGCCGCGCAAATTCCATAAACCGCCCCTGTGTAGTAATCTGTCATGCTTCCACCGGCCAGAAGAGGAAATCCTGTGGCAGTCGTGACACCGGCACTGTTTCCAATATATACTGTCGAGGTACCGATATTATAAAGATCATACTTGACACGGCCTGTTCCGACAGCGCCAGTACGAGCAGCAAGAATAGAAGCCGCAGTAGAAGTCATCGCCACCTGAGTCGTTGCCATGGTTGCAGCAGCAACAGCCAGATTAGGTTGAACCTTGGCACCGGCAGCGGCAGTTCCGGGAAGACGATCCATGCTGGTTCCGTTCCATAGGGCAGGAGATTCCAGTACGACGTTCTGAGGAACGACACCATCTTGTGTCGCCGCACGTTCAATGTAATATTTTCCCGAAACTGGATCATACAATGCTTCTTCTTCGATGCCGACACCGAATGGAAGGAAGCCATTTAACTGTGGACCCAACGCGCCGAACGAATCATATGAAATGAATGTATATCCACCCGCAATGGTCTGAACGACGTTTGAGGATAGAGGAACGGTTGTTGAGCCGGGAATGTAGGAAAGATCGACGTTGACGGATTCAAATGCCTGTGATCCGATGATGGCGTTGTTTGAAAGCAACACCTTCATTCCCGGCTGTAGTGTGCCACTAGCGGCGACGACAATGGAGTTTGAGCCTACGGTAGCGCCGGAAGAGATGGCCACCTGTGAGAAGGCCTTGGCGTTGAGAGAACGTTCACGGTCGTACTGTCCACCCGATGGATCACCACCATTATATTCATAACCCGCCGCGACGGAGGTACCGGCACCAGATGCGCCATCGTTTTCACCGGCAGCGTCACGTCCCTGATTATAGGTGAAGCCTGTGATCAGCGTATTGGCAGGATGGATGAGGGTGAATGGAGCGGTGAATGTCGTTGAATTAGCGGCAGTAACGATAACTGTTTCTTGGTTGGCCGAACCAGCGCCAATGATAAGAGCCGAACCTGTTTGAATTGACCAAGGAACGTTTCCAATTTTTCCTGATACGGCGACAGGAGTTACTGTATTTGCGCCAACAGCAATGGCCGTGGCATTGTTTGAGAAGGTCTTGAAGAACATCGCTGAAGTGGCGACACCAGTGGAAATACCAGTAGCAGGAGTATTATCAACGCCTGTGCCTCGCTGACGGTCGATGTTTCCGATTGGATTTAGAAGCTGGGCCACACCACCAGTGTTAAGACCGTATACGTTTCCAAGAGCCTGATTGTCGGTATTATGGAAGGAAGCAACCAAGACTCGGTTATTCGTTCCGCCCGATCCGTCCTGAAGCATGAAACCGCCAATATTATTATTTCCGGCAGAATTAATCACGGAACCAATGGTGTTGGCACCTGTTGGAAGACCAGCAGAAACAGGAACACCAACAGCAATAAGCTGATCGATTGTCGAGACTGTTCCGGTACCAGATGTTGGGATACCCGCATTAAGACCAATGGACGTTAGATTTGGCATAGGTAGTTATTTCCTTTTTAAAACCCGAGAAAGGTGTAGGTTAATTGACCGGCAGGAGGGCCAGCAATCGCGATGATTACTATGTCTAAGATGACTGGTGTACTTTGTTTATTTCTCATTTGCAGCCCCCCTTTGTTCTATTATTTATTGAGAGAATCCTATCTCTACGCCTAGTAGATTACCAGAAGAGGCGGTGAGAGTATTATTGGATTGTTTCTTGACAATAATTTCCGTGTAAGGAAGAACTGTCAGGTTGGCAAGTTGTGTCGTGGATGAAGCATTGGTCACCACAATAACGGCGGATGTGTTGCCTGTGTTGACAATTCTTACGAGATTATAACCAGCCGCAACGTTAGATGTTGTTGGCGAAAATGAATTTGCCGACGTGAATGTCTGTTCGTTTCCTAGAATTTTGATAATTTCAGCCATTATTTCTTCTTCTTTCTTAGATTGGAAATGTATTCCTTGACCTTATCCTTGCCGTCTGCCTTGTCGATGGAGTCAGACTGCTTCATCTTTCCGTCAGAGTTGGCGAAAAGCTTGATTGTTCCCTTCGCGGCGTCTTCAGAAACAACAGCCTCTTCAACAGATTTTTTCTTTAAAAATTTTTCTGCCTTATTGATACCTAGCTGAGACTTTTTGATATTCTTTTCAAAAGAATCCTTTATTTTATTGAATTGGGGCAACTTTCCCCCAACATATTTTCCTGCCATTTTATTCAGGTCTTCTAAATCAGAATCTCTGGCTTCCTTTGCTCTGGTTACATAATTATTCAACTTATCCTTTGAAATTTCTGTAATCTCTTCAGATTCGTGGGCTACCTTGATCTTCGTTGAGTGGGAACCGGGATGTTCCTTGACCCATGACTTGAGGGCATCCTTATTTGTCTTCGACCATGTGGCGGTGCCAGCATACTTGTCATCGACATAGACATGACGCTTCGAATCCTTGATCTTTTTACGCTTGCCGACCACTGGAGGATTGATTGTGGCTTCCACGACTTCTTCTGATTCATATTTCACAATAGAAGCTGTCTCGTCATTGCCGAAACGATTCTTCTTACGTGGGAAGGTCTTGACGATCTTGCCGTTGAATAATTCATCATTACCCTTTTGACGGAAGTTCTTTAGAATATCCATCTGGATATGCTTATCGACAAACTTCTGTTCACCCTTCGCAGCCGGATAGGTGTCGGTTAGATTTCTGGTGATCTTGGCTTCAAGAATTTCTTTAAATGTTTCCAATGGAGTAATCCCCTTTTAATTCTTATTTTGCGTCGCCGTTGGAAACGTTGTCTGTCTCGTCGTCTTCCTTGGAATCGCCATCAGCTTCACCGTTAGATGTCTCTGAGTCGCCCTTGTCTGTCTCGTCGTCTTCCTTGGAATCGCCATCAGCTTCACCGTTAGATGTCTCTGAGTCGCCCTTGTCGCTCTCGCCACTGGTCTTATCTTCCTTGATATTGAAGATTTCCTTGTGAAGGTCTTCCTTGACAACGGCCACATATTGGGTTACCTTTTCGCGCATCAATTCTTCGAAAATGCCCTTGAATGCGACGGGCTCCTTGTTAAGAACGGTTGACAAAAGTGCGTTGTATGCTTCGTTTTTAGATGCCATCTGTGATTCTCCTTGAATTCTTTATAATATTTATTATTTCTTACTTCTTGGTTCCGCCTGCCTTGGCGACGACTTGTGCTGCTGACCTTAGTTGTGACACTTCTTTAGGAGTTTTACCCTTCACATCCGCCAAAGCTTTAATAATGTGTTGGGCCTTGTCCAGTTTTTCTTCTGTTTTATATTTCTGGGTATTGGCGCTGTCGCCTCCACCAGAATCACCGCCGCCTTCTGGTGCTTGCTCTTCACCGCCACCCTCTTCCCCACCCTGCTGCTGTTGTGCTGCCATCTGGTAAAGTGGATCGGCCATCTCTTCAGAGATTTCCTGTGTGATCTTCTCGATATCTTCGTCGGTCTGCTTGAGAATTTCACGACGAACCTGTTTATGTGAGAAGTAAAGTCCAATGAAAGGCTGTATCATTGTGAGGGTCTGAAGACGGTTGGCAATTAGTTCCGAATCTTTTAGTTCGGCAAAGTTATTGTCACGCGCGAATTCGTACTTGATATCCTTCTGATACTCATGCCATTCTTCAATGGTCATGAATCCCTTCAGGACAATCTGCTTCTCCAAGGCTCTCGTGAATAGAAGTGAGAACTGTTGACGCAGCCGAGTGATGAACTTGTCAAATTTAATTTCGTCACGGCTGACTTCCTGTGATCGTCCCAACATGAATGGTGAATCAGGATTCAAACGATCCATGGGAACATTGAGAGAATTATAAAGCTGCTTCTGAAAATAAAGAATGTCATCAAGCTGACCAAGTGTAGCGCCACCGGCCAATGTGGTGACCTGTGTTCCCGATCCATCGGCTCTCTTGGGGAGCCAGTAATCTTCTAGCATGGTCATGAACTTACGGTCATCTCTGACGCTGCCTGTGTCGGCGTCGTAGATCAGACGATTCTTCTGACTGATCATCACGTCTCTGACATATTGTTCCGCCTTGGCCTTCGGCATCTCGCCCACGTCAACGTACCAGACTCTTCTTTCTGGAGCCCGAGCCAATCTATAAATGATTAATGAGTCTTCGATGGTGCGAAGTTGGTTGAGAATCTTGATGGCCTTATGTAGATAGCCGATACCCATGGAGCCATTAACGTCGGTGAGACCCGATGGAACATGGATGATCTTATCCTTGGTGATTCTTAGGCCTGCCGCGCCGGTTCCCTGAAGGCTGGGAGAAGTCTTGTTCGTCCCTCCAAATCCCTTTTCATTATAAAGAAAATAGGAATTCTTGGTGGCGGATACGTCGATGGACTGTTGGAGGTTGGCGTTGTTGCCTAGCTTCTGAGGTTCGACTTCTTTAATTTCTCTGATCTTGCGAGGATCGATATAACGAAGTTCCTTGATGCCCTCTTCTGGATGCTTGTTGTCGATGATAACGTCATAATAGAGTCGGCCATCGACGTACCATCTCTTGTAAATATTATAGGCATGGAATTTAAAATCGAGCAGCTTCAGGATTTGCTGGAATTCGGCCTCGATGATTTCCTTGGACTGTGGATCGAGAGGAAGATCATCTAGGTCGATCTTGACGATGAATTCTTCGTCGGTGGAAAGAGAATCATTAATAATCTCGTCCACGGCGTTGTCTACTTCGGGTTGAATCAGCATGTCGCGGTACTTGGTGATTAGCTCGGCTTCGGTCTTGATGACGCCCTGAAGATCGACATAGGTGCCATAAGAGGCGCTGGCGCTGATAACCGCCGCCGTCTCTTCGGTGTTTCTCTCCACGAAACTGATAGCCGCGTTGGCAATTGGATCGGTCTCGTAGGTCTGCGGAACACGCTGAAACTCAAATCCAAATAATTTTCCGATAATCGACATTAAAATCCCTTTGTAATTGGTATCTTTTATTTATTGAAGTTCTATTGACATTCTAAAACGAGGGGAGTAGAATGCCCAGACTCAAACATGAAAGGAATTCTAATGAGTGATCTTTTAAAAGAAATTAAGGCGCTTGGGGCCAATTTTTTCGCAACCGGCGACGGTCTGCTTAAGGTGGGAGAAGCTGACCTGAATGATCCGCTGGTTATTATACGTCTGCTTCTAGTCTCCAATGCGATTAAGGAGAGCATGACAGATTTTCAAAATTCGCTCGGAATACATATCAATAAGAAGGTGGAGGAACTATCTTGAGTGATCGGCACGGAGAAGTTTACCGGCTCATCGCCTACAAGGTTGGTCAGGCCCTCTCCAACATCAGTCTCGTCTTTAAGAATGCAACCGAAGAAGATTATAATGACGTTAACGTCATAGGCGATGATCTTGACTTGCTGGATCAGACAAAGCAAATGATTATAGATTATGAACGGTTGCTTGTAAACCGTGTCCTTTCCCTCAATGGTGTTGATGGCGAAGCTCTCTAATAAAAAAAGGGAGCCCAAAAGGCTCCCCTAGTTTGTCGGCATTTCTTTTTAATTATTATCAGCCGACGACATCAATCAGACCAGACCACCATAGGTGATCGTGGAAGAATTTGTCCACATATTCTCACCGTCTGAAGATGGTGCGAAGTTATCCATTGGAACAGAAACGTCAAATTGTGCAATTCTGTCGGTTCCGTCCCAATCTAGGACGATAGGGCCGACAGTCGAAGGCCATCCGTTGATAATATCATACTTACGGATTGGACTTCCATCCTTGGAATAGTGAGTAATCGTCCACTGTGCCTTGTAGGCTTCTCCGTCAAGAGACGCCTGCATGACGTTGGATTCAAGACGATTAATGGAATTACTCCATGATTCGAACAATGCGCGTGTGGTGTAATCTTCGTCCATCATGACTGTAATATGCCAGTCATCCCAGACTCTATCACCAGCAGACTTGATCTTTCTACCGAAGTAAGGAATCTGAACGACGCCCACGCGGAAGGAAGGAATTGCTGACGCCTTGCATGTGAAGTTTAATTTCTTCACCGCGAGACCACCAGAATCTACCGCCGACAGTGCTGGCGGTAGAGTAAGCTGAACGTCGAACTTGGTAGTTCTGGCCCCGCCGTAGACTAGACCTTGTGAAATGAACTGATTTAGATCGAATGCCATTTATTTCTCCTTGACTTTATTTTTATTTATTAGTAACTTGGATTTTCGATTTCAGAGAATGAAACAGAGTCACTAACGGCCACGAAGTCAAGACGGATGAAGTCAATGACACGCGCTGGCTTGATATAGATACCAGCAACGAACTGATTTCCATCAACAACCTGTGCAGTATTGTTTGTCGCATCACAGATGACGATGAAGTCTGTGATACCACGAGCCCCCACAATACCCTTAAGGAATGGATTGACCATATTCTTAAACTGGTTCTGTGTGAACACGTCATTGATACTGAATAGAATTGTCTTGGTTGCGTTAACGATACTTTGTTCACAGTAGATAAACAATCCTCTAACGTTGATACGGTTGAAGGCTGTTGACTGAATTGTGAACATACGGTCACCATCAAGATATGTTCCATAACCGGCCTCGGTGATAACAGGGTTAATGCCGAGTGGGTATAGATAATCTCGATCAGTTTCACCGGGATTGTAAGCAATCTTGGTGACGTTGTTGATCTGACCGTTGTTGATACCGGCGTTTGAGAACCATGGCGCAGAGATGCCATTGGTGTAGGCTCGTGTTCCGGCAGTATCACCGTTCAGAGGAATCCAACGGTAAATATTGTTATAACGATCATACTGATACTTGTAGCCCGTATCCATGAAGAGGTAGGTCGATGGATTGACGAAGTATGCCCATCCTGCGATGGAGATGGCCTCGAATCCGGCGTTGCCAACAACAGTCGCCTTGTCAGGTGACGCGAATAGAATACAGTCACGCTTGCGCTGGTCGATAACATTCTGCACGATCCAGTTTGTAAGCTGGAAGTTAGAATATGATCCGCCGTTGTAAGTTCCTGATCCACTGGTAGCCTTACCCTGAATCAAAAGAGAGATTGGGTAAATCTTGTTGGTAAATAGCTGCCAACCATTCGCAAGGGTCTGGAGCGGCGTAACGGCTTCGTTGTCACCATCCTGACCAAGGTTGAAGGTTAGTGAGAGTGGATTCTGGTTTGTTGAATTAACAAGAGCAGCAGAGTTTGTTGATGTTAGTCCGTTACGATCATTGATTGACCAGACGTAGTTTGAATTCTGGTTGATCACTGTCTGATAGTAGGCAGGAGACCCGTCAGCGTAAACTGCATCCTTGGCGAATGAAACGTTGTTGTAAGTTTCTAGAATTGTTCCGGGAATGCCTGTGAACAGACCGTTCTGATCGATAACGACAACACTAAGCTGATCAACGAGTGATCCATTAGAAGTCATCGCAAGGACAGAAGGAGTTTCTGTTGGAGCAACACCGACCTGATTCGCGAATTCCCATGAACGTTTCACGGTGTTTGCTGTATAGTTGTAGGCCAGTCTTGAAGGGTTACTGAAGTTCAGGTTAACCACTGTCGCCGTTGAGTTGGTGACGGCGTTAGAAATTCCTGTGATCTTAAGTGGTGTGGTGTAGGCGGTTCCAAGAGTGGTGTTGCCGATAAGAATCTGGTCACCGACAGTGAAACTGCTCATTAGCGTTGTTGCGAAGGTGTTACCAGCCGCGACGTTTGAACCAGAAATCTGGGTAAACACGATGGTACCAGTGTTTGAACCGATGTTGACGGTCAAAGAACCAGAATATGAGTTACCAGTTGCGTTGCCTGAAACGATGGTTCCACCGAAAGAAACGTTTGAACTGTAAGCATTAGGAGAGTCAACCTGTGCAACACGGAGAGAGTTGCCAAGAGCACCGGGATAACGAGCCACATAAAGAACGTTTGTGTCAGTGAAGGACTGAGTTGAGAATGTTTGCTGGTTAAGGATGACTTCATTAAGAATGTTGGCGACAGCACCAGTATTCGCAACAGCGTTAAGAGCCGCGTTGGCGGTGTTTGATGTTGTGTTTGCTGTTCTTACGACCCAAAGCGCGTTGGTATAGCCTAGGAAGTTAGCCGCAGAGAACCATGTTTCTGGATTTAGATTGGTAGGAGCCCCGAAAGTCTGCTTAAGCTGTGCTTCTGAACCGATGAGCATGGGTTCGAACATTGGACCCCAGCCGAAAATGCCTGCAATCGCTCCCGCTGAAGACGAAATGCCTGTGACGGAGGCGGTAAGGTCGATTTCGTTGAAATAGACGCCGGGACTTAGTGGAAATGTCATCTAATTTTCTCCTTGGATAACTAATAATTCTTTTGAATTATTTATTAAAAAGGGAATCTTGAAGATTTTTGTTGACATGGGATGTGGAATATGAGATAAATATCAGGCACAAGAGGTAACGCCTCTAACGAAGGAGAATGATCATGAAGACGCTCTGATCTAGAAGATATTTATCAAACAGAAAAATAGAATTTTAAAAAATAGAAAATATATATCAAGGTTTGCCAGTTTTAAGTTCCCCTGCACTGATGCGAAAAACTGGTATTTTAACCAAGGAGCCACACATGAGCGAAATCGTTAGACGTTAAAGAATTAAGGAGATGCCACAGCTTCGTGAGAATGTCTGCTCGTGAACTATATAACACTCTGAGTGTTCACAAACTGTGACGGTATGTGTGTGTAAGATCGTCACCATCTCCTTAATACCTTCTTCGAACATAACCCGAGAATGTTGGGAAGCTTGGAAAGACCCCCGAGACTTGAATTTTAATGGGGTGATCTGAGTAACTGCACGGCAATTATGAAAATCGTAAGAAGGTAAACATTCGTACTAAATATGATTGGATAAACCCCTCCATTCTTGTGGTACGAATTCAAAAATGATCAAAGGAATGTCTTTAATCCTCTGCGTTTCTAGGGTTGCTGCGTATGATGGTGGTTGTCTAGAACCATCGACTAAACTTTGAGACAGTTTTTTTGACCCTTCGGAAGCAATTCCGAGGGGGTTTTTATAAACAACATGGAGAAACATTATGAAATTAAGTGAACGAGAAATAAGAGAACTTCGTGAAATGTTCGATGAAGGTCTCAGTTTTGCGACAGCCTGTAATGAACTTGATCTTGAGGATACAGAAGAAGCAAGGAAATTGTGGGATAAGTGGGAAATCGAATAACTAAAAGGCCTCTCAGGGAAACTTGAAAGGACTTTTAGTTTTTAGTATTGCATCTTGAAGTCGGCCACTTCCCACTGGCAGTTATCGAAGATAACCTTCCTGCCAACTTCGGCATCCTCCACAAAGTCTCTGAATGGAACGTTCATGTTGATGGAATGATTAAATTCTTCCATCGTCTGGACTCGTGGAGCATAGTTTGTCGTGAATCCGAAGGGCAACATATTGTTGTCGATCTGTTCATTACTTCTTTCTCTCAGCGCCATCGACGTGTTGATATCCGTCATCTCTTTAAAATAACTCTGATCCGTCAGCCATGAGAACAGAACGAGACACATAACCATGTCGTCGTGCTTGCCTGCTTCGGCCTCGTAGGAGAGTTTCTTACGGGAGAAGGATGTAAACTCATTCAGGGTATCCTCGTCGTAACAGATTAACTTGTCCTGTTCGATGAGAAGCCGCAGCACCGAGCATCCCATACTTTTAACAATTTTCGTGGTCCTGATCCCCTTGTCGGATTTACGTCCACCAAAGGAAATCTTCTTGCCGGTCTTACCAGAATTCTCTGTACAAAGAACGTTGTCATAACCATATTCCACGATCAGGATGTAACCCACCTGTTCCCCAATATCATTAATTTCTGTCAGCACCGCCGCATTATTATAAAGGAGGGCCGTCTTGTAAATGATGTCGGCGTAGTCGGCGGGAGCTATCTGATTATCCCTGAAGGCGCATACCTGACGGTAGGGTAGCTCCGTAACGTCAATGACGCTGAAGGCAGAGTAATCCAGCCCCTTGCCTCGGGAAACGTCTGCAATGAGTACGTAGGAGTGTTGGGGCAGCTTCTCAATCGCCTTGATCGGTTTCTCATACATCTTCAGGTTGATTTCGCTGTTGGAGAACAGTGGTGTCTTCTGGCTTCCCTTCAGCATCTTTAATTTCCAGCCTGCGATGAGGGTACCCGATGATCCGAGGAATTCCACTTCGAATTCTTGGGCGAATTTCTCAAGGTTGCCGTTCATGCCTCGGAGAGTTTCTTGCTTCCACTTCTCATCTCTTCCCGGCACCTTATGCCAAGGCACATAGATGCGATGGAAGTCATTCTTCCCTTCCTCGGAATTCTTCCAGAATTCATAGAAATGATTCAGACCGTTCGGCGTCGAGGTCATCACGATCTTGGTCTTCTTACCTTCAGAGATGGTAGGATAAACCGAGGTATAGAAGGCTTCCCAATTATCAATATGCGCCGCCTCGTCAATGACGACCACTTGGAAGGTGTAACCACGAATCGAGTCTGAGGATGTCGATCCGGCGATGATTCTGGACCCATTCTCAAGGACGAACGAGCCCTTGTTAAACTCGATCACGGCCAACTGGAGCCAGAGTGGAAGCGCCTGATAAGAATATTGAATCTTGCCTAGAATTTCATTCGCGGTGTCGGCCTTGTTGGCGAGGATGCCGACAGACTTATATTCATTAAAAAGAATGTAATGAATCAGGAAGACACGGAAGGTTTCCGTCTTGCCCGACTGACGCGACTGATTCGAGATGGTGAAACGGTTCTTGTGCATTGACCTTATCATTTCTTTCTGATAAGGTCGAAGCTTGATATTGACAAGCCCGTCTTCCGTCACGGCCTTGTAATACTTTTCGGCAAAATATATGATGTCGTTCTTACACTTCATATACTCTTCGATCAGTTCCGGTGTAAATTCAAACTTAGCGCCGGGACGTTTGAGGTTAGTGTTGCCTCGATAACCTATTTGATTTGACATTTTCTTCTTTTTGTTTGTGTATCATGTACTCAGTAGGCACATTTGCTTATTTATGTATTAGTTCCACAATTCTGATGGTAATCTCCATCGAAGCCCAAATAATAATCATAATATTTGTCATTCTTTCCAGAATCTTGTCATAATTCATTAAACAACTTCCATCTCATGGGTATGATATCGAATCTTTCCATAGATAGAATGCTTCTCTTCATGGCTTGAGGATTCGATATGTTTCAGATTTGTCCCACGAGGCAGGATGAATTCTCTTTCCTCTGGTGTATGGGAATGTTTAGGGTTGCCGACGTAGGCCCCATGACTTCCCTTGGGAACATGAATCATCATCATATGCTTCTCATGTACACCGTCAGGCCCCTTTTTTAATTCACCAAATTCTCTCGCGACATGCGGCATAATAGAAGTTGACATATAGGCGGGATGATGAACGACATCTTCTTTATCCTTCGCCTTTCGGGGATCGATATTCGTCCCTGAATAAAGTGTTAAATGGTCTGGCGTCTTGTGCTGCTGCATGGCGGAATCAAGCCACTTCATCTTTGGAGAAGAATCTTTATCGGCCGCCCAATTCTCTTCCGGCGTCAATCTCTTCTTCGCGTGGGTCTTCCATAGTTTGTTATTGACGCCACTAGAATCGTCTGTGTATTTCTTTAGATGATGCTCGTGAAAATGGTCATAGCTACTATAATGTTTCATAAGATGATCATGGAGATTC